TCTGCTATAATAGCTGCATTAGACTCAGCAGTTTCTTTAGCAGTTTGGTTCATAGTTAAGTTAGATTGATTAGTTTGAAGATTATCTAATTTATTTTGTAGATCAATAGTAATAGTGGATAGGCTCTTTTGATTAAAAGTAGAAGAGTCGTTTAATTCTACTTCATCCAAAAGCGCTGGTTTACTAAGTGTAGCTTGCAATAATAATAACGCCGATTTATTTAAGATTACACCACGAGCAACTAAGTCTTGAACGGTAGATAATTTAGTATAATCTATTATCTCGGAATACTTGAGTTTAATATCAGCAAGCTGAGTAATTGCTTCATAGTACCAATCTCTACCAAGCTCTATTATTTCTTCTTGAGTAGTAGCAGTAGTTATTTGCTCTATATGAGGTTTAGCAACAGGGTTGTTAAGTTTATAGAAGTCTAATTTAACAGCTAAGTCTTCAGCAGTAGTTAGTTTTTTAGCCGCTAAGTTTCCTAATGGCCAACTTTTAGTAGTATCTGGTGAAATTAAATATAGCTGGTTAGCCACAATTTTATATCTAAACCCTACTGATGAATATGGATAAAGCTCGAATACTGAACGTGCGATAGTCTCATCATATACTAATTTGTATAGCACGACACCTAGTGTAAAGAATGACGCATTCTCATCGACATAGTCTATTTCACTAGTTATCGGAAATTCAGCTTTTAGATATTTAATTAAGTCCGCTTGTACTGATGGTGCAAGATCATATCTCTTTTTTAACATAGTACCAAAAGCATTATAATCTGTACCAAGACCGTGATATCTAAGATCATCTATAGCTAGCGTACTTACTGCATGAATCATTTCATGTAATATTACCATAAATTGACTATCTGAACCAACACGTAAATCAAAAGTCGCCGAAATTATACCTCCGCGCATATAATAACCTTTAGTAGTTCCTATATGTAATAGTATCGGAGTATTGCCTATTACTGGTGGTAATTTAATTTCAAATATATCTTGCAGCACTAATTTTTTATCTGCCTTTTTATCACGCAATGCAACTAAAGTATGATACAATTTATTTTTCTCAATAGCAGTTCGTATATTGGCTTTTACATCTTTTGGATCAGGTTGTATTTTAATTAACTGTCCATTTGGCAAAATTGCAAATCGATTATGTGTTTTATTTTTAATAAAGTTGTTCAATACATAATGCCATGCAAAATCGACAGCTTCTTCTGCACTATTCATATTTGATACTTCTGTAACTAGTTCTGGAGCGACTAACTTGAAATCAGCACTACCATCTAATATTGAGGTAATTGATTGATTACCTAATAACGTAGTTTCAATTTCATTTATAGCCTTAACTGCATCTGGAAAATCGTGTATATTATGTTGGTCTAATGGTATTAAATACGCTTTAGACTTAGCTAATACTGAAGATATATGCATTTCAAACGTGATATTCGCAACTAAGTCAGTACGAGCATTAATAGAGCCAGTTGACAATATTTTTAACATAGTAGCTTTTAATGTAATTAAGCTAGGCACGGTCTTACTTTTGACTATGCTCATAGCTAACATTTGGCCTCTAGTCTTATAAGTCTTATCCGAATTCGGTCTAGCTGCTATCAATTCAGCACTTATCTGTTCAATTATTAAGTCAACTTCTTTAGTAATAGGTAACTTGCCTAATCTAACCTGTTCTAATACTACACTTCTTCTTACAGCAAGATTTTCAGCAACTTCTTTATTTTGTTCAGGTGTTAAAACTTCAGCTTCAGCTTTAGGTAACTCTACAGTATCTTTGGCTATATTGTAAGTAGCATTAGATTTGATAGTAGTTTCTACAGCAACAATAGCTTGTTGCAAAGAAGTAACCATGCGCTCAGTTATACGTTGACTTATATCACTAAGCACTCGTTTTGGATTGCCAGCTGCAGTAACTTCAGTCTTCGATTTAACATAAGTCTTAGCTACCATCTTCTTTAAATTATGAATAAACTTAATAACTGTATCAGTACCCCAAGTGCTGCTATTTTCATGAGTAGCTAGCAACATTTTGAATTGGAAGTCTTTACTGAACATTAAAGCTGCAATTGCTTTATTTGCAATTTCACCTTCGTTATATTGTGCTACAGCAGTACCTAAACTCTGTTTAAAAGTATTAACTACATTGACTAATAACTCTGCTGGTATACTCTTCATAATATTCGCAATAGTAGTTTGAGTAGCAATCTCTTTTAATAATAATTGAGTATCAGTATCATTCATGCTTTCTGGTAAGAATACTACATCATCGGCTATAATGACATCTCGGCCATCCGTCTTGACAGCGACTAAGAAACCTAAATTTTTTAATACTTCATAAATAGTATCAGGTGTAGCAGCATTAGGCGCGGTAATATCTACTGGTGTCTCAACTTTAGTTACTCCAGAAGCCGCTAACTTTAGTTGAGTGTCTATTTGTTGTAGTACTTTACTAAAAGAATAATAAGCAGTTGGAGTTTTAGATGATTTATGTATTTTTTCAGCACCGGCTATGTCCGTTAACAAATTAGCACTAGCTGTAGTTACTGCGTCGAAAGCGTCTTTCCAATTTTTACCACCAACTTCATTTTGTAAATTATTTACTATGCCATTAACATATGTGCCTTGGCGAACTTGGTCTTTGATTGACTGCTTCTTATTATGGTGTTGTTGAATATCTATTAATAGTTGTTCTGCTTGAGCGGTTTTTTCTGTGCCTAGGCTTTCATATAATGTGCCTAATGTAGCAACAACTCCTTGTAATCTCATAGCTGCTGTAATTCTATCGTTCGGATTAGCTTTTAGGTCATTTGCAATTTGTTGCCATTGAGCCATTGTAGCTACAGCTTGATTATATAGAACACTTTGAAATCTGCCCATCTTATAAGTAAAACCATCGGCTGTTACTCCAGTAGCTCGTTCTACTGTCATATTAGTAAAACTACCGATAGCAAACGACGTGGCCATACCTACTACAAAAGCATGCGATAAATTTTCAAATGTAGCTGCAGTTTTTGCACGTTGGGCATATTGATCACCATATAAATAATCAATAAACATACCTGAACTTTCTTGTAAAACTTCTTCAACGCCTTCTTTTAAAGCATCTCTAACTAGTATTTTACCAACCGCTTTCACTGCTTCTTTACCGGTAGCAGTTACACCTTTAGTAACAGTTTGTTGTCCTATTTTTAATACATCGTCACTAAAACCCATTAGTTTATCAAGTTTACTAAAACCAAATAGTTTACCAGTAAGACGTTCGATTGAGTATTCTGCATACGCTTTAGTTGCAGCATTTGTAACAATTCTTGTATAATTTGGATTAACTCCGCTAATTTGTAAATTATCTCTTACATTATTAGTAAACATTGGCAAATACATTGCTGCCGGATTACCAGTAATCATCGCTAAAGACATATATCCAATAGAGTCTGCCATACTGTGCAAAATTTTACCCCAGTATTTTTGCTCGCCAGTGACTGCGTCCACAGATAATGAATATTGGCGACGTATATCTAAAGCTAGTGCGGCTAAGTCGGCTTCAATTTTGTCAGCCGTTACTATAGTATTAATCGGCATCGAATTTAAGCGATCTTTACCCGAGAAGTTAGATATATCTTCATAGTCTTTTCCTGCTACAGCTTGTGCATAAACTCGGCTTATATCACTAAAGGTTTTAACTTCACCGTCTATTACTGCACTTAACGTTACAATACCACTAGATACGGTATTACTCATATTATTTATAACACGAGTCATACCAGCACCAACGGTAAAAGTAAAAGCATAGCCTTCCGCTAAAAGTGTAGTTATATAACTTTTCGAAGCTTTCCAAAAGTTTCTAGAATGTTTAGCTTCTTCTAGTAATTCATTGTCCCATTGTCGAACTTGATTATTAAGTACCGTATCTACTAGTTCTCGTTGCGACATTTTGCCTATCAAATTACCATCGCTATCGAAACGATCTTCTACGGTATCATCATTAATAGCATCGTAAGATAGTGCTAACATAGTAGTATCATAATCTACACGATCACCATACTTAGCTTTTAATTTTGCTACTTTAGCGCTCTGATTTGGATTGCGCATTAACAAATTAATATACTGGTCTAACTCACCTTTATTAGCTGCTTGCTGCCAAAGATTGACATCTAAATTTTTATTCTCTTTTTTCAGTTCATCAAATACTGCTGAATAAGGGTTGATATTGCGATACGAAAAAACACTGTCGGCTTTTCCCGATAGTGTTTCTCTCATAGAATTTAGGGCATTATAATTGCCCGCTATAGGTCTTTTAATGTCTGACATTTTATTTTCCTCCATGTGCTCTACGCATCATTTTATTTTGAACCTAGTGATAATGGAACCTTAGATTTATAAGTGGGTTTTGGTCGCTTTGTAGAAGCTAGTGTAGGTGGCTGATTATTAGCCGAATTAGCAATTTCTTGTCGATATGCCTTAAATACGCTATTAGAGTCTAATATTCCATTCTTAATAAAGTCTTTATACTGATTATAGCCTGTGCCATAAACCCAGTCTAACCAAGCAGTATCTGCTTCAGAAGTGCCACTAGTTTGTCGTAGCCAATCTTCTAAAGATAAACCTGGTGAAGCATTCTCATCGCGATAACCCGCAACAGTTCCTTTATTCGCTCCAAACAAATGTTGATAATTTTGCTCAAATTCACCATCTAGATCAAATTTTTGGTCTTCGGCATATAACGTACCACTTTCACTTCTTAAAGTTTTTAAATAGCCATGATATTGTTCTAAGCTTTGAGCCATACGACGCATATTACCAACTTCTTGTTGTTGCGCTTGACCAATTTGAGTTAAATCTTGTGCTAAGCTTTGAAAAATTTGTTGTTTAGTATCTTGCACCGACAAATTAAATTCATTCATTTGATTAGCAAGGTTGGCTTGTAAATTTTGAGCATACGCATCTTTAAACCCTTGACCTAATGCACTAGCTTGTAACCCGCGGTTAGCTAATAAATTTTGTGCATACGCATTATTAATAGTTACGTTATATTGTTTATTTAATTGTTGCATATTACGCTGAGCATCTATTCCAGCTTTATTTACTGCTGAGTCATATTGATATGTCCCGTCTTCATTCTTTTTATTGCTAACATAGTTCGCTGAAAACGAACTAGGAATATAATAGCCTCCCATTATTTCACCTCGTAACTAACATCATAGTTTATACTAACATTATATAATCGCAATTGAGTTGGATAACTAGATCCAGTATCATTTTCTAATTGCCACTTAATACCTAATACTTTCCACCAATTTACTTTCTTTATAATTTTACCAAAAGTATCTATATTATAAAGAAGTTCAAAAGAAGATTTCACTAAATTCTCTTTTTGCCTAAACAGTTGAGCAGTTAAATAAGCTGATTGTTTTAAAGTATTACTGTCCACTTGATCGACTATTACTTGCGTAATATTCTTATAATTATTGGGAGCATTTAACAATAATATTTGTGAGGTTAAATGCCAAGGTATGATTATACTACCTAAATCTTTGTATGGCGTAGCATACGAGTATAATTCATCTTTTTCTTTGTTTAAATGATAAATAGCTGGTGTAGCAGTTAATGCAGAATTAGCTGGCTGAAGTTCTAATAGTTCATGGTTAGTTGCATCTGGTTGAATACGTCCTATTTTAATAAAGCTAGGAAATGACAATGGATACCACCCATTGGTTCTAAAATCATATATTAATATCATGTTAGTTTGGTTAGTTAATATTAACTGTGTATTATGATGTAGAATAGTAATGTTAGTACTAGTGTTATAAAATTCTAACCACAAATTTTTAATATCGTCACTTAAATATGTTATAGCTTGCTCTGTAGCAGCAATATCTAATTGGTACGTTAGAGCAGCTAATCCATACTTAGTAGGAAAAATAGTAAGTTTGCCATCATTAGTAGTGATTACAGTATCTTCAGCTCGTACGCCTAATGTAAATTTTAAAGGATAATAGTACCAAGCTATTGAATTATCTAGAGTCGCTTGTTCACATAGCACTATATTATCTTCAAAAAAGATAGCTTTACTTGTAGCTGATATAGCACATATCGCAGTAATTGGCTTAGGAAAAGTGTTGTTATTAATAGCTTGCACTGATAATTTATTACCAATTAGCCCGCCAATCCATAAAGTATTATTCATAGCTAGCCACAAATTTTGGTCATTAAAAGAGGCGATTGGAACTTGTTTAAATACAGTATTAGAAGTATTAGTGTAAGTTATAGTAGTTAAAATAGGAATGTTAGTATACCAACGATTGCTGAGTGTATCATAAATTAAATAATTTGGACTACTTACTACTACTTGACTATTAACAGTTAGCGAGAGTGGTAAATCATACATATTAGCTACTACATTATTATTTACTATTTGTAATGTTGTATCTGACAAATACTGATTAGGTGCTATTTCATGTATAATAAGCGATGTACCACTGATATTCATATTGGCCGTACTATCTAGCGTTATTACAAAATTAATTATGTGATTATCTTTGCTAGCATCCGCTTCAACTTCTGATATAAATCTAACTTTATACTCTCTCCAAGTAGCTTCACTTACTGCTCGTTTAGTTAATATTTTTAGAATACTAGTTACTATACCATCATCGGGTGTTAATACATCGGGTGAAACTTGTATTAATTCGTTTGTTTCACTAGCGGAAGTAGTAGTTACAGTATGTGTAGCAAAAGTTACATATTTAATAGGTGTAGAATGATAAACATTCTGAGTTACATGAAATCGCCAAAGAAAAGTATCAGTGGCTTTAAATAAAACACCTACTACATTGTTTGCACTAGTCTTACTATATATAGTAAAGTTATTATTATCGAAAGCTTTTATTAATTTTTTATTAAGATAAGGATTAGCTTTCCATCTATCAATATCTGGAATAGTATGAATATTAACATAAGTATCAACTTCGTTAACATCACTAATATTTAGTTCTGCAAATGAGGTTAATAAGCCAGTGTTTGTCTTCAATTCTTTGTCGAAAAAGTTAGTAGTATTTAGACCTTTAGTATAAATTACTTGTGCCCAAGTACCAAGATTAGTATAATTATCTGCTAGAGCAAATACAAATTTTTCAGCATTAATAAAATGGCAATAATTAGCTCCAACTGTAGTTACGGGATCGATTGCTCTACCTTTTATTTCACGCTCAATTTTACGAGTAGAATAACCAGCTAATATATTGGTAGCATCATCATAAGTATAGTTTAATGTCACTTCAATTAACGACCAGTCACCTGTACCTAACATATATCGATATACACCATCTGAATGAACATAAAAGAAACATTGACCGTCATCACTAAGCGATGCGGTATTTTTGTATCTAGTTGAGCTAATAGTTGGATATACTATAGTTGTAAATGAATTTCCACCATCTAGCGAAATGTCTACTCTATCTGAGTGAGCAATCGCGAGTTTTTCACCTACCATAGAAACTAAAGCACTACTATTATTATTACTAGGTGTACCTAATTTACGTAGTATTCGACGTCGAGTATATTGATGGGCATTATATAAACCATAAGTTACATCACTTTGTGAAGGAACACTGATTTGCGAAGTAACAGCATTTTGAGTAGGTAAATTATAAATAGTATCGTCACTATCTGGCTTTAATATAAATTGAGTTTTATAGCTAGCCGTTAAAAGATTACCTGGAATAGTTAATTGCTCATTACCCGTTTGAATTAAAGTAACAGGTATATCTACTATAGTACTCAAAGCTACCCAAGTATTAGAGGGCAAACTAGTATCTAATGCTTTAGCCTCATCCGTATTAAATACTATATAATACTGCTTATATTGCACAATTAAAAATTTATTATAAGCATCTATAGTAATAGGCACTACAATTAATGAATAAGAACCAAGCGGTGATTTATATCTAAGATTATATAAGCCAGTAGTAGTATTTAATACTACGTAAATTATTCCGCCATTAGACAAATTATAAATACTTAATAATTTTAAATGAGTAGGAATAGGATTGGTACCATATACTTGCCACGGATAATCTATACCTTCAATAGGTGGTCTACTAATAAGAGCACCATATTTATTTAAATATACGTTATTAGCATTACTAAAAGAATTAATATCTACTGCTAGCGGGTTATTATTATACTTTATCCCTGAAAAATTAGTTTGATAAGAAGTTGTCATAATATCACCTATTCGAAAGTAGGTGTAATAACATAGTTAGTTAACAGCTCACTAGATTTACAACGACTTACTGCGATTTCAAATTCTTGGCGTTTAGCTTGAGACATATTTAAGTTACGTTGCTGTAAGCAAATACTAGCTACATATATAGGTATAGTTAATAATAAATCTGTTGGCATATTTATACCAGCATCTTCTTCTGTATTTTGCTTAAAGTTAATCCACGTTGCGCGATAAGGTATTTGATAAGTAGCTGCCGCTTGAACAAAAAACTCATTATTAGAGATATAAGTAATAAATTGCGCTTTTACTCGTTGACGCTCAGATATTGAAGTAGTCCACGCAAAAGCAGGTTTAGCTGTGAATGACAAAAAATCGTTAGGCATTGTAATAACTTGGCCTACTAAATATATATGCTGCTCGTTATACCATTCTATAGTTTCTGTGTCTGATACAAAAAGTGGCTCAGGTAGATTATGTGCTGTCCAATTTACTTCTTCAGTTGTAGCAACGCGAATATTTCCATTATCATATACTAGTTTAGGCATAGTCGATACCGCTTGAAATTGAAAATATTGGTATTTTGGCTTAGTATAACAAATTTGTTGGATAGCTTCATTCGCGAAAATATGAAAGCGCTGATTAATATTAAGTGTTTCTAACTCATCTTCTTCTAAGTCTAAATGCGCTCTTACTGCTTCTTTTAAATACCCATACGTGAATTGACTATTCATAGTTTCATTCTCCTCTATTATTATAGATTTATCTCAAACACTTAATTTAGGATGCTTCTTTCAATCCAAATCGAATTTTAAGGCATAACTAAGGCAATCCTATTCCTTATATAAAAAGATAAGAGATATATCCTAAAATGATTCATAGTATATGCTATTGTCTACTTATATAAGAAATATAGCCAGCCAAACTAAGTTTAGCTGGCTATATAGTAAGATTAAATTAAATAATTAGCTTTAGTCGTCAATTGCGACAGTGTAAGTAATTACAGCATCACCACTTGGCATAATAAAGCTTGTAGCAGTAGTTGAAATAGCAATGCTATTAACAAGTAATGCAGTTAAATGGTAGCCAGAAGCTGGAGTAACGGTTAAGCTTACAACTTCACCTGCATATGCTGTAGTCTTTTCAGGAACTACTGTAGCATTTGCTGCAGAAACTACTGTAATATCACCAAGTCAGCCTGCAAGTGTTGTAACAGTATTAGTTATAGCTACTGCTAATGGATTAGCTACTGGTGTAATTTCTGTAAATGTGGCTGGGTCATTCCAAGCACCATCAGAACCACCGGGTAATCCGATATAAACATACGCAATACCTCTCCAAGAAGGACAGAAGAAGTCAAAAGCTTGCTTGCCCATATATTTAATACCTTCTGGGTCATCAGTCTTAACTGGCTTCATACTGAACGCAACACGTTCAACCATCATAGGTCCTTTATTAGCTGTATTATATTCTTTATCTAATAGCATTAAACCTCTTGCAACACCGCCAGTAGTTGCAAATTGAGGAATAGCTTGTTCATAATTGCCATCTAAGTACGAAGTAGTGAATATATCAAAATCGTCTTTGACAGGATTTAACGTTGGTTTACCTACTGCTGCAGAGAAATCATCAGCAGCAAGTACGCTTCTAATTGCCGAGTTAAGATGAGCATCTTCAGTCATAACAATTGATTTACGTCCACGAACGCCTGCGCGTTTTCCATTGTCATCTAAGTATTTATTCATTAATACTTTGATTTGATATAAGCCGTTTGCTAATTTAGCATAAGCTAGTGGATCAGAACCATTCAAATTTACATTAATGTAGAATTTGTTTGATTGCTTCATAGCATTAAATTCTGCATCTGACATACCTTCGCGTCTTACAATTGTATGTGCTTTTGAGAAAACTGCATTTTTAACAGGATTCATTGTATCGCCATCTAGAGTATCTGCAGAAGTTAATTGAAGATAAGTTTTTGAAACAGAGTCATACACTTTACCGCCAAAGAAAGCAGTTAATGCGTACATACCATATTCAACTACTTGGCGATGCCAAGCTACTTGATAATCAGCCAAAGTTTCAGCAATACCACTAGGATCGGCTTCAAGCAATGCTTGCCAAGTAAATACCACTTTTCCTGAGAACGGCTTATAACCAATAGTAAAACGGAAACCGTCACCATTAGTAAAACCAGCAGCGCTTGCATAATCTACTGTACCTTCAAATGCTTGTTTAAAGCCAGTTGAACTTCCGAAAGTCTTTTGGAATTGAGTTAATGGTACTACTTTGTAAATATAAGTTAATGGATTAGTCTTTTGGAATTCTTCTTGGCGCTTAGCATATAAGTCATCAAGAGCCTCGTGCATTACATTAAACGTTTGAGGTAATTCTAAAGTTTTATCAATATTAAAGAATCTCATGTGTGCTTACCTCCTTAGCGAACTACAGAAACTGTAGAGTGTTTAACTGGGATAATTTTTACATCGTCCGCGTTAACAATTTTACATAATGCTACTCGTTTCATAGTAGCCGTTGCAGCTGAAGGCGCTGAACCAGTTGTAGTATTTTTAAGAATTTGCGCGCCCATAAAATTTAATACTTCACCACGAATAGTAGTAGTATCTAAACTATCGTCGGTTTGAGCAACAATGTGTGTGGCATCTCCGATAGAAGTTTGAGATACGCCAGTAGCTGCTTCAATATAACATGTTCCGTCAGATAAGCGCGTTAGTTTTACTAAACGTCCTGCAGCAAATCCTGCAGTTAAATCTGATCCACCATCAGTACCACCTAGAACTTCACAACGATGTTCAGGGATAGCAATTTGTAGATAACCAGTTTTGAAATCGGCTAAATAGCCGCTTGTTAATAACATAGTTATTTTCTCCTTTTAAGTAAGTCTTATTTGACTTCTAGTGTTTTTTTATTTAATTCTTCATCCGTAGCATACGGATTAATTGACTTATACAAATCTTTTTCGGCTTGAGTTAAAGTACGTAATTTTGGTTTACCTGCGCCTGAGCCTGAAGCCAAATGAGTAGTACTACCTATAGTAGATGCACTCATTATTTTAGTAGAATTAGTAGCAATATATGCATTTGATAAAGGTACACCTTTCGCATATAAATCTAAAGTTTCTTTAGATAAGTCAGCTTCTGTTACTTTTAATCCAGTTAATTTCTCAATTTCGGCTAATTGCGTTGCAATATAAGTCTTTTTTTCTTGCTCTTCAATGTACTGAAGCTTTTGCATACGAGGGTCTGATTGTAAGCGTTTTTCTAATAAAGGCTCAATAATTTTTTCAAGGTCCTCTGGGTTATAACCAGCTTCTGTTATAATTTTTTTATCTTTTGCCTTTTGAAATTCGTCATAATTCGTAAAGCCTAATTCTTTAGCTAGATTGTCGCGAACTTCTGCTTCAGTCTTAGCTTTAACTTCATTAATACGCTTACTCATAGCTTGTGTTAACTTGAGCTTCTCTTCTTCTGTTACTGCTGGAGGTGTGCCAGCCACTGGATCATCTTGGAATAATTCATCCAAGTTGACTTCCAGAATATCACCAGTTTTAGTTGTTGGCATATTAAACTCACTTTCTGTAGTTTGCGAATACTACAATTCTACGCATTTATAATTCTATTATATTATATCTCTAAGAAGTATAACTTTCGTCACTTTCTTCTTCTAATTGTTCACTTTGTGCTTCAGTTTGTTCAGCCTCTATCTGCTCTTCAGTTTGTTCAGCCTCTATCTGCTCTTCAGTTTGTTCAGCCTCTATCTGCTCTTCAGTTTGTTCAGCCTCTATCTGCTCTACAGTTTGTTCAGCCTCTTTAGTAGCTAAAGTAGACAATTTATCTAACAAAATAGTCATAACATTATCTAATTTAGCAGTAATACACTCTTCTAGCGGTTGTTTAATAATTTGTACAAAATCTACACTATCACTCGCTGGTAAATTAGAAGTAATACCTTTAAGCTCTACTAACATTTTATGATAGTGGGCATTATTCTCTCTGACTGTTTGTGCTACACTATCGCTAATCTGCTTAGCATAAGTTGGTATTAATTCATCCATAGCGGCCATAGTAGCATTTGCTTTAGCCGTAGTTTGCTCAACAATGTTTTGACTCTTCTCTGTCACTAACTGCATAGTTTGTTCAGCTAAAGCTGGCAGCATTTCATTCATCATAGCATTAACTTTTAACTCAGTTGCTGATAGTAGTTTAGCTCCTCGTTCTTCAGTAGCTGCTAATATTTGATTAGCCAATTGTGGTAGTAGCGAATTCATAAGTTGTGCATTACCATCCAAAGCAGTAGTAACAATATTATTTTGATTAAGTGCTTGTTTTAACTGTATTTTATTATACTTATTTAAATATATCATAGCTACTGCTAATATTACTACAGCTAGTCCCATACCAACAATATTGATGATATTAGCATAACCTGTAGTATCTACACCTAATAATACTAAACCATTGGTTATTAGCAAAATAATAGTAGCACTAAAACTGCCAACAATAGTAGCAATAAATAAGATTTTCTCTTTCATGTGTTAATTCTCCTTTTTTAAAGTAGCAGCCAATATTAACTGCTTATTTTCACGCTTAGTTTGTTCTAATTCAGTTCGTTTATTATTAGCTTCTACTCGGCGAATTTCTAATTCTAGTCGCTTATTATTTTCTTTAGCTAAAGCAATCTTAGTATCTTCAGTCATCTTAGTAGCTTTCATTTCTTTTTTAATTCTAGCACGCTCTTTCTCAGCTTTTATTTCTTCAGCGATTTGCTCGGTTAATTCTTTAGCTGCTTCATCCAAATGATTAGCTAATGGTAGACCTTCAGCCGCTCTAAACTCATTTAATTCTCTAAACTTGTTTTTAACAAAGGCGGGGATTTCTTTTAATCTAACTAGGTTTAAAATAATAGCTAGAAGAAAATTTATACCAATAGTGCTCATCATAGCTATAAATACAGGTAGCTTAGTTTTATCATAACCAAATTTAAAAGTTTGTATGGCTAGAATAGAAGTTACAAATGTTAATATGACGGTTTGTAAAATAGTACCGAATTTGCCAGCAGGTCTATATGACTCTAGCACACGATGACCTTTTTTAAATGCTGATTGAGTTATATAATTCCAAAAAGTTTTATGAATTACTGTCGAAATATATTTAACTTTACGATATCGTCTAAGTATTTTAGGAGCCGCTTTAACTCGTTTTAATTTATCAAGTTGTTCATATGTGGTTTTCGCATATTTATCAATAGCTTTAGCTGTTTGATAACTTTGTTTAGTAGACTTAATTGTTGCAACATCTCGCCGAACTTCATCTATAGAAGTATAACCATAATTACTTAAAAATTCTAATTGAGCAGCTTCTCTATTAGCAAGAGTTCGCTTAGCATTAAAAGTAATAAATTTATTTTGATTCTTTAGCAATTCACCAGTAGTTTTACCATCTACTTTTTCAGCGAATTGATATTCATTGCTTTGTTGATATTTATGTTTGATTAAAGTACCACCTAACAATTTAACTTGTATATTAAGCATAACTGTAATGATAACAAGTGAATAATTTTCTGGTTGTTTTAACATATCTTGCCAACTCACATCTTCTGGCAAAGTAATAAACATAACAACGAACAATATAAACACTGATATAATAAATACTATAACACTTAAGCTCTGTATTAAAAAGTCAGCGAATTTAGTAAATCTGTCTCTATTGGTCATAATATCCTACTTTCTATATTTATTCAATATGGCTGTAACTTCATTTTGCATAGCTAATGTTACTGGATCTGTTGTTATAGCTAACTGAGTAGATGCTTCACTAGGAGACTCCAAATAACCTTTAACTTTAGCTAATTTTTCAGTACCTAAAAATATTGCCCAACCCAAAGTAGCCATAGCAAATACTAGAAACATATCGGTAGCTATCCATGCTATTAGACCTAATATTATAGTACCTTCGGCTAAAGCGACTAATACTGCAATTCGCCAATATCGTTTAACTAAAGCTTTAGTGCTTTTACGTAAGACTACTAGTAATACCGTAATTAGTCCTAGCAAAGTACCCGCAGAAGCCATTATAATTTTAACCCAAAGATATGATATAGTTCCAGCAGGTTGTTCGTAATAAAGCGCATATATAGTATTCATATCTTCAATGAAATCTTGCAACCAACCATATTCTTGTACATTCTTAAATTTTAGATATACTATGCCAGATAGTAATTCAGTAACTGAACCATCTTCTAACTTAAATTGTATAGCTGAAATTTTTATTTTGTCACCCTCTACTTTTCCACCATGTAAGTTAATTATTAAATACTTGTCAGTGGCTTCAATAATAGAGAAGACTACAGGTTTGCCATTATCATCATTAACGTCTAATAAATCAGTAATAACCGCATTATAACTATCATACACAATAATTTCTGTAATATTCATTTGACTATTATCGATAGTTAAAGTCGAGTCATAGCTAGCTTTTAACGCAACAACGCTTTGAATAATAACCAAAAATATTAAAGGCATGAACGCTAAAATACCGGCTATACCGTATACAATTTTATTTCGAACTCTCATAGTTATCACCTTTTACTTTCGTTTTCATTTTCTAACTTGCCGATGGAGGCAAAAATTGCCCCCATTGACAATAAAAACACAATAATTAATAGTTCCATATTATCCACCAATTTCCTTTAGTCTTGCTTTTTTAATCTGTCTTTCAATGATATATTCATCGAATGGTTCTAGGTCAAGATTATATTCACCTAAAACCCATTTTATGACCTTGTAATCGTTATTTTTAAGCCATTGCTTAATTTCTTCAATTTCTTGTAAACGTTCTTGTTCTGTCATATAATATCTCCTTTTATGCTGAAGTTAATTGCATTGAAATAATTGGTGGTAATGTGGTTGCCATGTGAGCATTTGCAAACGTCCACGATGGTGCAAGTCCTGAAGCTGCATAAGTTGATGACGGTCTTATTAAGGACATGTTAGCTGTTGGTGTTGCTGCAACGTTCCATGAGAGTGGAGTCGCACCAGTTGCACCGGCTGTTCTAAATGTTGCTGTCGCTCCGCCTACCCATATACCTATAAAATATAGTTTACCTTTAGTAAAAGCATATGTGCTAATTGCAGTTAGTGCGCCAGTTACACTTGCTGTTATGATTTCAGCACTTGCAAAAACACAAGTCGATGGTCTGCCATTAGCATCTGCTTCGTAAACTACAATTCTAGCAACCCCATTAGTTTCACCAGCGGTAGATACATATAATGTAAATCTATCTGCTGTAAAGTTATTCGATGGAATAAATGGTGCTACATAAATTTGATTAGCAGACATAGCAGCTGTTGATAATGCGTTAATAGGTAAATTTGATATAATACCAGAAGATAGTGGCTTTAGCGGTAATTGTGGATAACCTGTATAATGGCCACTGCCAGCGTTATCATCCACATATTTTTTCGTTGCTGCATCTTGAGCATCTACTGGGTCTACAACATTGATTAATCTTCTAGTTCCCATTGAAGTCACTGTAGCACCAATACTTAAAACTGCAGTACCTAAACGATAGATATTAACAGCATCATCACTATCAGACTCTATATATGTAGTATCTGTAGTACCATTTAAAACTAGCTTATTTGTTGCTTTAGCAATACGTATATCTCTACCACTTGCAACGTCTAGTTTATTACCTAGTGCTGTAGCAATAGCATCAGCTCTAACTAAAGCGGTAGTACTTGAAGAAAGTGTTGTTTGAACAGTATATCCTAAACCGAGTTCATCACCTGTTGTAACACCCCAAGTTGGAATATTTCCTACTGTAGTGGCACTTGCTTGTTTTTTAATTTGTGTATTATTTGTGACATTTTCTAGACCTAACTCAGTCTTTGTAATATGTTCCCAAAAACCATTACCCCTAAGAACCTTAGTTCTGTCTGCAATAAATGGTTGTGGAACTAGTCCCTCCGCGCCATTTGCTCCTGCTGTAGCACCAACAAAAGCAGAGTATGTAGTATTTTCCCAAGGAACGTTAACATACATTTGTTCTGATGATAACTGAACAGCATAATTTTTAGCATTTGTTGTATACCCTATTCGTACACCACCACGTGCACCACTTGTAGCAAGTGGTAAAGAGTAAACTGTATTTTCCCAAGGTACGGTTACATATGCTTGATTTCCAGAAAGTTTAACCGCATAATTTTTAGCGTTTTCAACATATCCTATTTCAATACCGCCAAGTGTTCCATTAGCAGCAGTAGGTAAGGTGTAACTACTAGGAGGTACTACCCAAGTACCATCTTGCCTTAAATATTTAGTTGAACCAGTTTCACCTGGAGTTGGAACTAAACCATTCACTGCGTTTGTAAAGGTTGCATAAGTTGTATTGACCCAAGGTACATATACTGACGCTTCACCAGAAGCATTTAGTTGAACCGAATATTGTCTGCTTGCTACTTTGCTTCCTTCAGCAGGAACAGAAACTGCAGCTTGTGTATTTGCTTGCGAATGCACTTTAATACTACCTAAAGTAGTACTATTAGCAGCTACTAAAGCATGTGTATGTGAAGTAATTTCTCCAGTTAATTTAGCCTCTATTTCAGCTTTAGTGATGTCACTATTCTTTTGAGCATTACTTGGTGCATGTGCTGTTCCGGCGTGTGTATATGCAGCGTCCCAATTATTCATTTTAGTGATTGTTACGCTTGCTGCCGCGTGTGTTAAAAATATAGGATCAGACTCAGAAGATAATTTCCCATCCCAAGCGTTTTTTTCTGTTTGTGTCACACGTTTATATGTTGAACCATCTGATACTTCATCTTGGTTATAGGAAGGTTTATTAGCTGCTTTTGCCCAATCTGCAATTGCATTAATTTTTAGAAAGTTGTCTTGAAGTAATTTAGCAGTAATTAGTCTACCTGTGGTTTCAGTTCCAGCATCAATAGCAGTTTGCAGGATTACAGAATATGTAGTGTTTGTGTTATAATCGAATGTTCTCCAAAATGTTCCATCGTAAACTAATATTATTACAAAATCTTGCGCAAAGTGCGTTGTCAATGTGCTGTTATTTATTCTACAAGCAACCGCTCCTAAATTATTAATATTTAACGTAGTTCCACCAGCAGCACCTGCAATACCTATTTTATACGCTATTGCTAATCCCACATAAAGCGATGTTACTTCTGATATAGTTCCTGTCCATACTCCAGCAGTGCCAGTTGTATTACCTTGAACGTAATACACTGAATTTTCTTTAAGTGCTTTAGCCGCTAAATCAGTTACTAAGTTAGTAATTTTGCTTTGTGGCAAAGTTGGAATTCTATCTACATTTAATGTACCCGCAGTAATGTCATCTGCATTATGTTCATGAGTGGCAGGAGAGTAAACACTAGGTTTACCAACTACTAAATCCCAATGAGCTTTTATATAGGTTAATGAGTCATCATTTGTAAACGATCCACTAATATTTCGTCGTAATTCGACATTTTTAGCGGGCATATCATCACCTCTTTTCTAGACTTGTACTAGTGCAAAAGCTCCTGCGGCAATTTCACCAGCGACAGCTGCAGCATTTGCTGCAGCTATATCAGTGTAATAAGTTAATTTACCCCAATATTCAATAGCGCCTTTTACACCAGCTGGAGTTGCGGCTTTATCGGAGCCCGGCATGCCTATTTTATGATTAGCATTAGTTTCGAGCTGTACTAAACCTAATTGAGAAGTTGAACCTAGTCTAATCGCTTGTGTACTAATAGCTGAAATATGACCGTTTACAATACTAATTTGATCAACCGTTTCAATATTACTCAAATCTTGAGAAGCTGCTGAATATGATGGATGTGTATAATTAGAAAGCCCATCTAATTTTACCTTATCAGTAGATGACATTAAGCCTCTCACTGATTGGGTAGCTTCATTATAAGTATTATTAATAATATCCCATACAAATGGCTGACCCTCAATACCTATGCCACCTCGGAAAATAATCCAATCATTTGTTTCGAGGTTGATTGACGAAAATTGTTCTTCATCACCATCATCGGCTCTATTAACTTCGTGCCATTGGCCGATAGCTAATGTTATAGCATCACCCATCATATAATACACACCAGTTGCAGCACCACCATTAGAAGTAACCCACGTATCTAAAGCACTTTTTAAACCCGTTAGCGTAGTAATACCAGTTGAAGTATATAAAGTGCCAGCTGGTCTTAATCCATTTAGTAAATAATTAGGAATTAAACCAGCTGCTAATTTACCGCCTTCTAACAGCCCAACTACTTGATTAATATGAGTTCTTACATATACTAATGAATTATTATCACTAGCATTAAAAATCCCACCAACATTTTGTCTAAGTTCTACATTTCTTACTGGCATATTATTTCACCACTTTCTCATAATATTCGCTATTTAGCGCTACCGCTAAATCAGTAGTACCCTGAATACTCTTTAATAATGCTCCGGTTAAATCCATGTAACGGCTAAGTTCGTCTGCTCTACGTTTAAGCATGGTTTCTAAACCTTTACTTTGATCTTCTTTGCCATTTTGTAAATTAGTAAGTTGTTTTTGTAATTCTGCAATTTGCACATCAGCGGCAGCTAATTTGCCCAATAGCTCAGTGTGATCATTTATGACTTTTAACGACATCTGTTGTTTCTCAGCGTCTACGTTTGTTTTAACCTCAGCTTTGAATTTAGACTTGATATTGTCTAATTCTTCTTTATGCTGAATTTTCAGGTTGTTAATCTCTTTGTCTTTAGCCTCGACAGTGCTATTTAAATGCTCAAAGTATTTGAGTATTTCGAGCTTAGTTTTCTTTTGCAATGCTAGTATTTCTTGTTTATTCATTTTATAAGTCTCCTTTATAATTTAATCTACGTGAATCCAAGCATAAGTGCCTTCAGGTAAGTCAGCCGCATTTGCTATTTCTAGACTATCAAATACTAATAAATTACTTGACCCTTGCCCACCATTACTAGGATTTTTTAATGACACTTTACCATCAATAATATTAAAATGCGCTGGCTCAAACTTAGCAATACCAGCATGATGGTATGTAACTTTTGGCACATATACAAATATTCGCTCTTCTGCTATTATTGCAGGTTTTTCTGGAACAATAAGTGAATATAGTCGATGTGGCACAACATAAGCAAATTGCTCAGCATTAGCATTAACTACAAGGTTAGTACTTTCTGGTTGATTAGACACTATGGCTGCATATAAATTATCTGGTAAATCGTTGAATACTGGCTCAGCTTGAACGTCTATGTCGATTTTTGTTTCTAGCTCAGGATTAACTAATTCTGTTTGTATAGCAGCATATAGTTTACTCATACTATCACCTACTTCACTACTGATTGAACCACAAAACGTCTGGGTGGTTGAAGCATTTGAATATTACCTACTTTTGCAACAGGACTAGTATAAGGATTAGTAATTCTATGACCCCAATGAGTTGGAAAAGTCTTAGTAACTAAGTTAATGCATTCGGTTAAATGAGCAGTTATACTAAGTTCAGTATTAGTAAAACTATTAGGCAATTTATTAATTAATTCTGGATAAGTAGTAAATATATTCTGTAAATGCTCTATCATAGGTTCGGTATCCATTAATTCGATTTGGTAAACATATTCGATGTTAGTCATATCTAACGTAATAGTTTCATCTATAGACAAAATTACTGTGAAATCGTAGTCATCTATGATAGCCGTATCATCTACCTCGTACGCAAAATGCAACTGCGGATTACCAGCATCAACTTCTGATTTTTTACGAAATTGATACATAATACCTGGTTCCATTAAAACCACCAAAGCAGCGGCTAATGCATTATCATCTACTGAATCGATAATACCTAAATCAGTTACTACTGTCTGAGTGAATCTAGGCACTAACATATCGTCTAAATCTAACCATAATTGTTTAGTAATAATATTTTTACTTTCACGACGAGTTGAGCCAACAGTTATACAAACCATAGGATTAACTCTAGCACTAGATATTAAGAATGGCACATAATAATCTGAGCGTTGACTCATTTTAAAATCTATAGCTGCAGTTTCTCCTCGATACACAAAAATATCATTGTTTTGATTTATTTTCATTTCATTACCTCCTGCTTAGCTTGTTGCTTAGCATTAGTAGCACCTTGTTGTTGTTCATGAGTTTGACCATTATTTGTTTTACCTGCACCATCTCTAGCTCCACCCATTTGTCCAGATTGACCACCTTGTAAATCTTGTATATAAGCTAAAGCTAATTCAACAGCTTCTGGATTATTTAGTAAAGCTTGTTCGATTTGTGAAGGTAAATGACGACTAGCTTCTTCTAAAAACTTAATAGCAAATTTAGCAGTAGGATAACCATTTTGCTCTTTCATATGCCAATATAACAGTAATGACCGCTGTGGATCAAGTTGAGAACCTGTAGTACCATTCAAAAAGTCACGATCAATTAGCTGCCACATTGTTTCACGATCTTTAGTAATATAAGCTACGCTATCTACTGACCAAGCAAAATCATCACGATAATATAAGTCGTTTTGTTTGTCTTGTGCCAAAAACATATATTTTGACCATACTTCTTCTCGATAACTGCCATCTGGTAATAAGGCTACAAAAGATCGTTGTTCATCAGAGTAAGCTAATAAATATTTGAAAATCAACTCATACACACCAGCATATGCACTGTTTCGCTGTATTTTAGAAGCACTTTGGCGTTGAGCTGAGGCTGTTAATTGAGCTTCTTTAGCTTTACCTGATTTAGCAGATGGGTCATATTTACCTTGATCTGTATCACTAACACCAGCTTCTGATCTTGAGTTATTATATAAAAACTGAGCCATTGCTAATTCTTGATTAATGTCTGCTACCACTTGCTTAACTTGTATAGCTTGACCTTCTTGAGCACTTTCAATTTCAATATAAGTGATTTCTTCATCTTCGTCATTAATTAAAGTATCTTTTAATTTAGTAACATACGCTTTAGATTTAGAAGATTTAGACTCAGCTTTATTTAATAGTTTATTAACACTGTCTTGCTTTTCTAAATGTAATTGAACTTCAGAAATACCATATATGTCTTTAGCAACTTTTATAGTTCGCTTAGGTACAAAAGGTAATTGTCTTACTAAATAATAAGGTAGTTTAGTACCTTTAGATATAGTCTTTTGTGAATTTTGTTGATCAGTGTCTTGTTCGGTATCTGGAGTTTCACCACTACGAAATTTATTTTCAACATAAGTTAAATCTTCTGATAATATCTCTTGTGTAACCGAACGATATTCAAAATGTATTTTACCACAAACTGGACATTCTTCTTGAATTCTGACAATTGAATTACAATTGGTGCAATGTCTAACTTTTCGCATACCCCACTCGACATCATTAGCTAATACTGTTAAGTCATCAATAGTATATACTAAATGTCCCACTACTCGATTTTCATTTAAGTAGTAAACTTCTACTACTTCTACTAAATCTGTACCATTTTTTGAAGTAGCTTTTCTATCATATAAGTCTACGATAGTAGCGACAGTTAATTGCTTCTTTTCAAAAATATATTCTAACTTTTTATAGTCCCAAATACCAGGTTGAGGATAAACCGTGTCTACTGGACAATTGACTACTTTTGGCATACCACTACGTTCATTAGTATTATCAAAAGGGTCCCATTCAACTTTTAACCACGTTGTACCATCAATTAGACAAGAATGTTCACTTTCATCATGAACTTCTTCTGACAGCATTCTGTCGATTTCGTGATTGATTAAAGCCTCGGTTGCATTCACTAAAAATATATCACTATGATATCTAGGACTCATTTTAGGACCAGGTAGTAATGAAATTATTTTGTTTTCTACTAATTCATATGCCATCTTTTGTAATGCTTTCATTTTAACCGCTGTCTCGTTACCATTTTTGTCTAATTGATAAAAATCGCCTAGATATGCATTACGCCATATTTTAAGTTTAGCTGGGTTTAGTCTGCTACTAAGATATTCTGCTTCAGCTATTAAATATTTTTGATTCCATGCTTGTACCATATCGTACTCTTCATCAGTATTTTGATAGTTTGGTTGATTGTCCATTCTACCTAAATACAAGTCAATTCGACTATCTTTTACTTTGCCTGTAGCCATGTTATACACTCCTTTTTATATTATACACTACCATAATTTCCACCCTCTTCTTTAGGTTTCCATTTAACATTTGCACCATGTAGTCTTATAAATGCTTGTTGGTCTTCTTTGGTTTTTAATGATTTGTAGTCAGCTTCCATCTCAGGCCACCAGACAGAGTATCTAGAAAATCTTTGTATCTGTTTAGTTAGCTTTTCTAGTCCACTTAATAGTCCCATTGACTTTTTAATACCTTGTGCAAAAGCATCCACTAAGTCATCATTTCCAGCAAAAGGGAATGTGCCTAACTCTTGCTTATAACATTGAGTATAACTTAGTTGTCCTTCATCCCACTCAAAGTCATCAGAAGACGATAATAAGTGAGCATCTCTTTCACAAAGTATATAGCAGCGTCCATCTCGTTGATAAACCGACGCAACTTGTGCTCTTGAATATTTGCTACCATCTGGTTCTACAGGCACTACACTAGGAAAGTCTTTTTCAGGAATGCCTAATTTTTTACGCCATTTCTTAATAACAGATACTATACCAGGTCCATTAGCTTTATCTTCAATATAGATAACCTCAATCTCCGGAAACATCTGCACTATTTTTATAATTTTGTCAATAGTATCAGGTAAGTCCATACGTTTTCTAACAACATATCTTAAGTAAGTATTACCTTGCTTTACGCCTGTGACCTCCATACCTACGAAGTCAGCAGTATCTACGCCTTTGAAGGTAGCGTCTATTGACAAATAAATTCTGTCGAACTTATTTAACTGCTCCTCGGTTGACCAAACTTTATCAATTTCGTAGTCTTGCCAGTCGTCGGCTTTAAATAAATTGCCTTTCTCATTACTTGGCTCACCTTGAAACATAGAATTAAAGACGTGAGCACCTTCTGAAGCAAGATATGATTGCTCAATGACCTGTGCCCAAGTAGCGTCCTTGCCCATCTCAGGGCAAAGGCCTTCGCCAAGTTCTCTTCTTAATGGGTCCTTCATTATATTAGTCTCTGTAGCTAACGCTGCATAGTTATAATCACCAACAATAAAATTTTTACGATGTTTTCGTAGCCAGCCAATCAAGTCATTAGTCACCCATCTAGTAGCCATCACGATGCATAAGCTACCAGGATTACCTAAAAGACGAGTTTCAACTGTCGATTGAAAGGCCTCAATATTACCCTCAACCATGACTTCTGACATAGCGTCTTGCATATTCTTAATAGGGTCATCTATGACGACAACATTACCGGTTTTACCAGTAACAACTCCTCGGATACCAGCTGAAGACATCCCACCGTTTGAATTTGTATAGACACCTGCTATTCTATCTAAAAGCTGTGTCTCCCACTCTTCAGTTGACTGTATTTTATCATGCAATTTTACTCGTCCGTGAGTAAACTTTGCTGCAAATTCTTGAAATTTGTCTCGATTACGTCGACCAAATCTAGCTGCAAAATCTGAAGCATAGCCTAATGTTAATACGCCAAGTCGAGGATGCTTGGTTAATAGCCAAGACTGAAAAGACTCAGTAATTGTTAGCGACTTGCCAACCTGTGGCGGTGCTGACAATAAAATCAGTCCATAGGGCATTCGGTTATAGTCAGGTTTACTAGGGTCATACGGTTGATTTCTGTTAACTATTTTCTCTAGCCCCGGTTTTGGATTGGGCCCACGCTCAAATTCTCTCTGCAAATTAGCAGCCATACTATAATGAAAAGGCGTGATTATGTAACCATAATTCACAGCCTGTAAATAGGCAGGATACGATCGCATACACTTCCTAATCACTATCTCACCATCAAGACTCTCCCATACTAATTTATGTTCACGGATAGCTTTTATCTCTTGAGTGGTTAATAATTCATAGCCATATTCAGCTTGTAATTCACTAAGACTACGCATCATCATCCTCCGGTGCTTGTAATTGTTTTGCTCGATATGCTGCTAATACTGTCAACTCGTCGTCGGTTAAATCTTCATAAGGGCCTGAACCAATATTAATCTCTTCCTTCACTTTACCTGCAGTACGATCGAGTACTACGTTAAGTGTACTAGTATCAAAAGCCGCTCTGATTACTGCGGCTTCAATTAATATTTCAGCTTTCATTGGTTTACGAGCTATATGCTCAGCTTCTAGTCGTTTTTGAACAGAATTGTAAGCAGCTTGATATATTTCACTTTGAGGAGTTACATTACCATTAGAGTCTACGAAATTAGGTAGCATAGTAGCATCCGATTGTAGAGACTTATCTATAAATTGACGCCAAGCTTTTTTAGCGTATCTTTCATCTGAGAATAGACTTCTATATTCTCGTTCTTCACGTTCAGCTTTCTTCATAATCACACCTTCTACTGGTTTAATTGTCATATAGACACCTCGGTTATTACTATGTGAATCATAGTAAATTATTATCTATTATATTATATCTCATTAAGTAGTATAGTTGGTTACTTTAAAGCAAAATTAGTCATTTTAATTTTTATAAAAATACACCGCGCGCGTGTATTATATATAGAAATGCACGCGCGCGTAATATATATCAAACAGGTCGTTTATACGTTAGCTCGATGAGAACACGAAAACGTTTAGGTAAGTAGAAATATGTCAAAAACTACTAGCTATGTTCATAAAACTTTTATATACCGGTTAGTGAGATGTACACAAGTGATAAATTTCAATATATTTCAATATACTTTATATGTAAAAGTTTATAATTTATTAATAAGTTATAAACTTTAGAAGTTATTAATAAAAATATGAAAGAGGTGGATTTAAATGTTACAACTAACTAAACAAGGTAAAGATGTATATCATGAAGGTAAAAAGTTGACAAGAGTGGACCAAGCTACGAAAGGACCAGGTAACGAAGTGATTAAAATTGAAGGACTACCAGGTTCAAATGGTGCTAAGTGGATTAGTTTGTCCAAGTTAAAAGAAGGTTTAAACCAAGTGGAAGTATCAGGTAAACAAGTGACATCAACAGGTAGTTATACCTTGACTCCAGCAGAAAAGGAAGAAGTAGACAAACTTCAAGCGAGAATCACTGAGATTAAAGATGCAGCTAGACTCAGATACCAAAGTCAACCTAAAAAGGTTGATGCAAGTAAATTGTCACCTGAACAACTTGAAGTGTATATTGCACAACTACGTAAGATTCACGCAGAACAAAGTAAAGTGGTTAAATAACCGCTTTCTTTGTTTTTTCTAATAATCTAAAATGCATAAAGTGCATAAAGTACATAAATTAGGTTATTAGAAAAAGCAAAGAAAGTCTTTTTGCTTTTAGTGAGGTATATAAAGTACATAAAGTACAGAAAGTGAAGGTAATTATATGCAATTCGAAGCAAAGAAAGTAGACACTACTCAAGATGCTGGTAACTCGATCGTGGTAACTATGGAAATTAAACTTACTGAGGAAGATGCTACTGACTATATAAGACTCGATGAACTATTACGTGAACATGGTCACAAGCAAGAAGTGCAAGACTTAGTTAGTGATTACGGGTTTAGTTACTCTAATGACATCTTAGCTTCTATCTATTGGGATAGACTTAGTGATTTACTGGCTGCTGTCATAGTAGAATTGAGGTTATATTGATGAAAGCTGCACCACATATGAAAGTGTCTCCTGTTAGATACTTTGAATTCTTCCAACAAGTTAAAGTACAAAAGTTTGAGTCTACTCGACAAGTGATAGACTCAATTTTCCGTTATGAGAAGCTAGTCAATTACAGAATGACTTTACAAAAGGATGGCGGTGACTATTGGTTCTTTGCTAATTTAGTTGATGACACATTAAGTAAGCATAGTATTTATAGACGTATACTATTCTTTGGTAAAGACATTGAAGCTAAGTATTTACTATTAGTATTAGACGACTTAGAAACTGCGATTACTGACAACTATATTAAACAAGTAGTTAAGCCACTACCAATCGTCGTTAGAGACACTCTGGTTACAATTAAAATATGGCAAAAAGCATTAAAGTGAATAGAATTAAAGTCAAAATAGCTGAAATTTAAGATAGTAACACAAATAATTATTTTAGAAAAGATAAATATCCTAAATAATGAATTTTAGAAAATAATTAAATATACACTATATGGTATATACTATATACGTATAATTATTAATTATTATAATATCCCATTTAAGATTATTTATCTTTCTCAAATTAATTATTTTAGTCACTGAGTCTATAATTCTGCAACACGCAGATATACATAGAAATAGAAAATAGAAAGAGGTAATATTATGGTTTATATTAAGCTTAACAAAGGTATGCAATTTAGCGGGTTCAATAGTAAATATTATGAAGTAACAGAGAACTTTACTATTAAAGTAACTACTTCTAATATTGAGGATTATCTAAAAGAAATGGAACTTTATACTAAGGTAATAACTAAACCCACAGTTAATTTAGTTGATGAGTTGTTTTTGTTTAGACTTGCTGTAGTAATCAACGATGACAACGTTATATTAGTTAATGGTACTTTTACTTGGATGGATGACGTATACAATATGATTACTGCTAAAGTAACATTAGAAGACTCTATGGCTAATCGCTATTTAATAGTATTAAGTCGATTACTAGATTGGCTAAATGATAAAGAAGTATGTGAAGCTCGTGACTTATCTAATGTAGATGTCTTAAATACTGCTATACAAGATGCAGCATATAATTTATATACCGATTTAGTGAAAAGAATGCTATTAGTTTCGTCACCAAACATAGAAAAAGGAGAATAAGTATGAAAAAGCTAGGTACAGAATCACAAGTAGATAATTGGTAAAAGGAGAGATTTATGAAAAAGTATGAAGTGACTTCAGAGTGCACAATGTATGTGGGCGATCGAGTTTGGTACAAAAATGCAGAATTTGTGGTACTTAAATTACGTCGCAACAAGTTTGGTAAAGTAGTATGTGAGTTGGATAGTGTTAGCCAAGGTAGCTTAAAACAGGTAAACACTATTACTCTAGTTAGTAATGTATCTAAAGAGAGACCTGAATCTAAGTTTGACAAAAAGGAGACTAACCAAAATGAAGAAAAGGCATGACCAGCTATTAAGAAATATTTATGATACAGTGAATGGTGATGAGTCTATTAACATTATTGAGTTATATAGAGACCAACAAAGTACAAAAAGCAAGATTAATGCAGAACTTTTAGAAAGCTCAGCATTAAGAGCATCTTATTATATACAAGGTTTTCAAAACCTATCACGTGTATATGATGTAGCATGGAATGGGCAGCAACAGTCTATTGGTGATATCCGCCATTTATTAGCAGGGTGGTTGAATGTGTTATTCCGTACTACTTATAGACGACTTCGTATGCCATTCGAGTTTTATAATTATTTAATTGTTAAATTACAAGTATTAATTGCTATGATAGATGAGGGTAAGTACCACTCAGCGTTAAATAATATACCTGACTATCGTAGCTACATTGAGAACACTTGGGGATGGAGAGCACAAGATGCTATTCTTACTAAGTATGAAAACGAGCATTCTTTTATAAATGAGTGGCTATATAAATATCAGTTTGAAGAATATATGGTTTTTACTTCTGAACAAGCG